TAAACTGTTCGTACCAATCTGAGTTGGTAGGATCATTCCAAATAATAGTTTGATTAGACAAGTTGTTGTTATTAGCATCAACTACATCCTCTGTGGTACTAACACTTTCAATTTTTAATAATCCGTTGGCTGGAATATTTCTATTTGCATTATAACTAATAAGCCTTGCCAAACGGAGAATACTTTCTCTACGGTCAGCAGTTTCTATAAAGTTTTCTCTAGCATTTAGGTCGGTGCGGAAAGCAAGGTTTTGTCCTAAAAATGCAATAAGATCAATAAGTGCAAGATATTCACTAGATTCAATATAATCATTGAAGTCTTCTGGATAGTTTTCACGGATATATGTAATCATAGTTCTGCGTAGATTGTCAAAGTCGTAACTTTGGAAATCTGCGTATCTAAAACTTTGATATATTGTTTTCCAGTCTTCTGCTAGTAGAAGTCTATTTTGCCTATCTGTCGTTGACATTCGCGGTTCCTCACTTTATAGTATATTTACCTGAAGTAAAAAACTGCGTACTTTAAATTAATCCGTTGGCCTGATCAAACTTTATACGCATACTTTCGCTAATGCTGTAAGGAATATAAGTCAACGAACAGTCAATCTGTATACCACTTTCGTAACTGTCAACGATTACACTATCAACATTAACTCTCGGGTCGTAGTTGACTATTTCTGTTACATCTTCAATAATAAGTTGTTTTAAGTCATCAGTAAATGGTTCAAATAACACATCCCATATAATAGTTCCAAACTCTGGATTTTCAAGTTTTTCGCCTTGACGAATATGGAAATGATTTATAATATCCTGCTTGATTATACTAATATCATATAAGTTAAATCCTTTAGGATTAGCTACTGTGCTAACTCCTCTGTATTGTTTGGAAACTACAGGAGGACTAGTAATATCATTTGATACTGTTACATTTTTGTATAAGGGTTTTTCATTTGTAGCCATAACGTATTTATCCTGTTGTCATATAGTTAAAGGCGGCTTGACTTTCAGCGGGTAATTTTAATAATTCAGCGGATCTATTACTAGGATTCAACTCTACTATTCTATCAAAATCGTATGATCCTATTTTAAAAACTTGTCCATCTACTACAATGCCTAATATTGTATCTTCTTTTGCTTTTTCTTCAATGCTTATTCCATACCCATTATTCTTTTTAACAAGTTTAGTTCCAAACTTTTTAGCACATCTCTTACAAGCAGTTGCCATATTTGCAAATGCAGGATCGTTTGTTGTTTTGAATGTTTTTTTATCTATTTGTTTGGCTAAGTTTGCCATATTATTAAGTTGGCCCACTGGGTTATCATTGAATATAATGTCGTTGGCTATTTGTTTGCCTGCTTTGCTAGTAATTCTTGGTTTGTTGAATATTTTTCCAACTAGATTTGCTCCTACATTTGCAGCGGCGCCGCCTAATACTTTTTGTAAATCAGGTGGTAACCCGTTTAGTGCTCCTGAAAGATTTTTTGTAAAATCTCCAACTCCTCGACTAAACTGATCAAACACTGGGCCCACTCCTGGTATGCCTGAAATAGCTGCTCCCAAACCGCTTGCTAGTTTTCCAGCCATATCTCCTAATGCGCCCGATACTGCACCAAGTGCATTTCCAATAGCACCATCGATAGCTCCTAATGCACTTCCTAATGCACCAGATAATCCTGTACTTGATAGTAAGTTGCCCATTACACCAGGAAGTTTTCCTAGTATTCCCCCAAGTGCTGATCCTGCTATACTACTTAATCCACCTTGCAAGCCTTGTAAAAAACTATCTTTTATGTAATCAACTGTGTTAGTAGTTGCATCTTGTATTTCTGTTCTAACCTCTGCTGGATTAGTAGCGTTTGTGCCGCCAGCGTAAGTGCTTGTAACTGAAGAACTGCCAGCAGGTGCACCAAAGTTTCCAAATGGTACTCTTATACCAGCAATAGCAGGAATATTACCTGCTGCAAGAGTAGCAGGACTAACAAAACCTAAGTTTTCAACAAAGGCAGCTGGATTTGAAATGCCTTGTAGTGCGCCTGCTGCACTAGCTAGTTGTCCTGATATTGATCCAAATACTGCTCCTGCTGCGCCTTGAAGAGCACCTTCAATATTACCAGATTGTATGCCGCCGGCAATGCCGCCAACAAGTGCTATTGTGGGCAAAGGTGCATTAGCTAATGCTTGATTTATTCCTTCTACTCCTCGAGATATTGATTCTCTAACAATAGGCTCAACCAACTGCGAGTTGTTTATTGCAAATGCTACCATATTGCCCTCCTAGTAGTATTTATTCCTCTTTTCCTAGCTCGTTCATTGGTGTTCTATCAGTGTGTACCGGGCGTTCATCCATATGAACATCTTGACTTTCTGTGTCAACTGCTTCTGTTTTATCTGGTGCTGTTTCTAGTGGGTTCCAGTTTTCGTGGCCTTGCCATGGTTCATGCTGCGGAACTCGTTGTGGAAACTTGGCTTTTACTGCTTCTGCTGCTTCTGGTGCATCTGGTCCGTTGAGATGTATGTCGCCACCTTTGATTGTTGTATTTGTTGCACCAATACTAAAGTCGCCGCCAGCTGTTACTTTTGCACCAGCAGCACTTCTGATGTTTATTTCAGCACCGGTTGTAATATTACCGTTTGCACCAACTTTTATTTCTATATTTGCAGCAGCACTTTGATATATACTTTCATTTACAATCATATTAATATTTCTGCCAGCTTCAAAGTTTATATCTCTATCTGCTACAAAGTTAAAATCTGTTTCTGTATGAAAACTAATACTATCTTTAGCATAAACATCAAGTTTACCATTACTTGACATTTCGATCCATGCTGTTCCTCTACTATTATTAATGTAAATTAGATCTTCACTGGTGTTGATCATTATTTGTGCACCAGTACGTGTTCTAAATCTTATCATTTCATTTGCAGGGCGTGTAACATCGCCGCCGGGTTCGCTTGCTTCTTTGTTGATATATTTGTAAGGAGTATCTTCAGGTGATCCTTCTCTTATAAGTTTATCATCGCCGTCATCAATAACAAAACTACTACTGCCTAAACGGTTTACATGCACTGTTGCTTGGCTTTCTTTTATTCCTATTCTGCCTTGCGGCGATCCGCCACGCTTGTCAACAGGTCCCGGACTACTTAATCCAACTACTGCACTAGGAAATTCACGTTGCGCACTACTAGTTGTTATTCCTCTAATATCATCTTCAACAAGTCCTTGTTCTTTTAGTTGAGTAATAAAATCTTCATTAACAGGTCTTTTGTATTTTACAGGATTGTTGGTTTGTATTTTTGTTATTTTTTTGTTGTATTCTCCAACTGGTAGTTTTTTACCTTTTAATTCTTTCGGAACTGGGCCGCTGGTTTGTTCAGTACTAGGCTGTCCGCCAGGCAACATAAATGTCATACCTCTTTCAGGTACACAACCAAACCAATAACCAAACTCTCTGCTTCCTTCTACAAATGTACACAATACCAATGTTCCTGGATCTGGTGGAATAGCCCAAAATCCATAACTTTTTTGTGTATTTGAATACGTATCGTTTTTTCCTAAATGTTGGGCACCTGTAACTCCATAAAATGGACTTGCATAATAAACTATTGACGTTTGTCCTAATGTTTCGCCAGCTGTTCCTGCTTCGCTTATTTTTAAAAGTTCAACTTCTAATGCTCCGAGATACAAAGGATCGGCATGTTTAATAACTCTAGCCAAATATGGGCCAGACTTTGAAGTAGGCTGTCCGTTATCAACTGATCTTGTTTGTTCTGCTTTTATTGGTCCATTGTTTTGCATTTAACTATTAAATCCTGTGTTTACTTGACTTGCTCTGTTAGCATCTTGTACTTTATTTGCTTGATCTGATGTTCCTGTTGTACTAGTATCGTCGGGCTGGCCTCGACGTCTTAGCAATGTAAGTTCTTGTGTAAACCTATTTCGTTGAATTTTGTTTTCAATAGCAGTTACTCTATACAATCCATTAAACTGCGATACTGGAACTGTATCTTCTGGGTAAATCATTCCTCCAGTATCCGGATTATAATCAATTGGAGTTCTAAAGTTTAATAAAACATCAACTTCGCTGCGTTGATAATCAACTTGACCGCTTGCAGTACTATTTAAATCTCCTGGCTGATCGGTCCAGTTGCCCATTCCACTATCAACTATAAAATAAGGATCGCCGAATATTTCAAGTTTAACTTCAACTAAATCAACACTGCCGTTGCCTAATATCTGATCATGAAACTTACGTGCCCATCGAATCTTACTATTATCAATCCCGGCGCCGCCGCCACCTTGTGTGCTGCTTGAATTTACAAATGCTTGTGTAGCTAATCCAGTTGAACTATTTGCTCCTGAGGATTGAATATTCAATCCTAACTGATTTGGCTTTTGTTCTGTAAGATTAAACTGTGTGCCACCAGTTTTTGCATCAATGCTCAACTGGCCGCTGTCTGGTTGTATAAATTGAAAGAATGCTGCTCTAAAGTTTATATCAAAACGAACAATATCAGTATTTTCTCCACTGTAGATATAGTTGTACTCTTTTTTTGCATTTTGTCTTAAACTGTTGTAATCTATACCCGCTGCTCCAGCGTTTTGAAAGTGACTACTATGCACCATATACTCTACAACTTTATAATGATTTACTTTTGCATCTTCGCCAAATACATTTTCTTGTTGTGCATTTGGTTTTAGGTAACTTTCTGCATCTATTCTAAACCACGGAACCATTCCGTTTGCATCTGGTGCTCGTTCTTTTATAGATTTGCCCCAGTCGCTTGTTAATATCACATCCTCAATGATTTTTAATATTGATGTACCCGAACTATAGCTAAAAACTCTTTCGTCGTTACTAACAGTATTTTTAGAACGAGTCATAACTTTATTCTTTTTGTCATAAACTTGACCAGTTTGTGGCATTGGCACTGTTCCGCTTTCTTCAGCACCTTCAATGATACGTGCTTTTCCAAGATTGTTCAAACTATTTGGGTCTTGTGCTATTGATGATAGCTGTTCACCAATACTACTTTTTGTTAATATTTGTCCAGTAATCATACTTAAAAATGCTTCAAAGTTTTGAGGTGCTTGTGCTCCTAAAAATCCACTAATGTTTTCAAACAACCCTTGTACATTACCTGATTTAAAGTTTGCCAACAATCCTCCAAGACTTTTGTCTAGGCCGCCTGCTAATCCACCTAACAACCCTCCGGCTGCGCCGCCAATGCCGCCAAGTGATCCTCCTAATGCGCCTGCAACAGCGCCTGCGGCACTATTTTGAAAACTATTTTTTAAACTATTACCGTTTGCAAGTCCGCCTATAACACCACCTACTACTCCAGCTGCTACAGCACCAAATAATCCGCCGCCTTTGCCGCCGCCTCCGCCGCCGCCTCCACCTCGAGATTTAGTTGTGGCGCCTGCATCAGTTGTATTTGGTATTCTTGAAGGGTTTCCGCTAGTTGCAATGTCTTTTGGGAATGTAATAACTATTTCCGAAGCTTCTGCTATTTGATTTGCTTTTCTTAGTTCTTCATAGTGTCCATTAATAATAGTTGTTAAACTTTGTTCGCCGCTTTGTAAGAGTTTTTCAACAGTGTTGC